AAAAAATCATTTGTAATAAAGGGGCACCACGTTTTATTTTCGCTTTATACAATCAATGATGATGAAACCTCCTCTTGCTTATCTTTCACTTCATCCGTCACAACGTCTTTCACAGCAATTATTACTTCGGTGGTTTCTTGGACGACCTCTTCTACTTTGTTCTCCATCTGAATAACTACCCCTGAAATGTCTTGAATGATTTCTTGAGTATTCTCTACTACTTTAGCGATATTTTTCAGAGGGTCTTCTACCATTGTAATGACTTTAGAACAACCAAAACAACTCATATATATTGTCATAAAGAAAATAAATACAATAGAAGTACAATAAATGGAGTATAATGATTTAGAGAAACCTGGATGTTTATAGTATATGTCCGAAGGCGATAAAACGATTGACGATGTGTACCAATTCTGGAATAGTAGACCATGTAATATCAGACATTCCAACAAAGAATTCTGCTCTAAAGAATATTTTGAAGAGGTCACAAAGAGAAAATACAAGGTGGAGCCTCACATAATAGATTTCGCCGACTTTGAAAAATATCGGGGAAAACACGTATTAGAAGTAGGGTGCGGTATAGGAACCGCCGCCCAAAGTTTTATTGAAAATGGCGCGATGTATTATGGATTAGACCTATCCGACAGGTCGGCCGAAATAGCGAGGAAAAGGCTAGAAATATTCGGGTTATCGGGGGGAACCATCTTCACCGCCAATATTGAAAACGAAGACGAGCTTTCTGCCCATCTTCCGCCGAATATGGAGTTTGATTTGATATACAGTTTTGGCGTTTTACACCATACGCCCAATACAGAGAAAGCCGTGAAAAATATTTTCAATAGATTGAAATCGGGGGGCGAGTTCAAATTGATGATGTATGCCAAGAATTCTTTGAAATATTTTGAAATTACAGACGGATTAGACCAATATGAAGCGCAAAATGGAGTCCCGATAGCGAAGGTCTATACCCATGAGGATATTCACCTGTTACTAAGAGATTTTGAGAATATTCAAATAAAACAGACCCATATATTCCCATATAAAATTGAGGAATACAAGAATTATATCTATGAAAAAAAGGATTATTTTGAATGTATGCCGGCTGACCTATTCCAATGTCTAGAAAAAAATCTGGGATGGCATTTATGTATCACTTGTCAAAAGGGGGTCGCCTAGGGAATGAACTAGTCGCCGAAAAACGAAATAAAAACACGCCCCCAAAATACAACATATGTCTTGCGCTATTTATATTGTGAATTATAAAGACGAAGAACGCCGCCAAAAAATGTCACAAAGGGTTAAATCGGTGGGGCTTGACGCCCATTTCATCGCCCCCGTAGAGAAGTCCGACCCCCGAATCCGCGACCAACCCATAACGGAGTTTGAAAAACGGTCCTGGTCTGTCTTTTTTCAACACGTGGATTGCATGCGCGATTTCGCGGAAAATACGACCTATGATTATTGTATTGTCTGCGAAGACGACATCCTCCTTTCCCGTAACTTGAATGAGCAAATCCCCCAAATAATAAACCTTTATGACCAAACGGGGTTGTCCATTTTGCTCCTGAGTTATTTGTGGCCCTACGATGTTGCCGAAGACCAATATTTCCCGGTCCTCCATAGAACGCCTGAATGGAAACTACAGGGATACCCGGATGATTTATGGGGCGCTAGTATGTATTTCATGTCGCGTGCTCATGCGAAGGTTCTTGTAGACCGATATACGCCGGAATATGCTTTATCAGAAACCCAAGCCGGACGCCATTTCTGCACTGATTGGCAGATTACTAAATATGGGAAGAGGGGTCTGCTTGTCCCTATGGTTGGACTAGAAGAAGGCGAAGTGAAAACCGACCACCAGGGCCAAATTGATTTCCATCGCGCCGTTTTCCAGTATCATTACCGAGCGGAAAAGTTCATATAGTCATAAAGGATTTATATATAAAAACATATCATATATATAATATGATACGTTCATTTTTGATTATACCCTTTCTACACCGATTTAGCAGGATGTTTTATCATTATGAACCCTTTGTTTTTCCAGAGGGGTGTCTGCCGAATATAAGCGACCCTTCTACTTTTGAAACGGATTATACGGTTTCAGAAATAGAAATAGAAAACGCGTTGAACTTCACTTTGGCAAACGACACTCATTGGGAATATACTATTCCAATAGATAAACCGAAACAGACTGAATGGGAAGATATGATGCGTTTCGGTATGGGCGAAGCCTAGGGCCTGTGTCATAAAGGATTGATTATTTTAGACAGTGGCGAAGAACTCCCAATCCAGCTCCATACACACCTTCTTCCAAATCATATCTTGGTCCAACTGTTTCTCGCGGTCTTTCATCATGGGTATATACGGCAAATACTGTGTCTGGTCTAAAAGAACGCATAATTGATAGAGGGTATAGGTGTAATTGAAAAAATTCCGGCGATTGGGGGGACAATGAAGCGCCCATGGCTGCTGGATTTCAATAAACAGTACACATAGGGTTTCGTGTAATTCCTCGCTCATAATGGGTGGTTTGACTCCGAATATAGAATTAATATATTGGATATGTTCAAAATATTTATTGAATCCCAGTTTCCGCAAGATTTCGCGCATCTTGTCATAGGTTATTTCTTTATAATCGCGAATCCGCTCTTTTTTAATCCGGTCTTTAATCGCCTGGATGACCTCGTCGGGAATCTGTGTCGTCTCTTTCGCCTGAAATTGCGAAAGAATTTCTTTGAAATGGTTGAGCCGAATATATGCCGTATAAGAGACCTCGTTCGGCGGCTCTTTATTGGTCGGTTTGGACGAATCCACAATATAAGAAATGAACTTGCCACACGCCGCCTGATTACAAATAAGAATCCCCTCTTCGTCTTGTGGAATCATTTCGCCTATATGACAATATTCGCATATATCCGAACACACGATATAATCCTGTACATTGATATAATCATTTGTGACATTTCTCCAGTAGGCTTGATATGTTTTTCTGGATTGGTTGTATTGTTGAGAATGCGGATTGGCTTTTTCGGGGTCGGCGGATTTTATCTTAAAGAATGAATGGAGAACATTGGTATTGCCACCGCCTACCGATATATCCTTTTTCTGTTCAAAATACTCAAAAATATATTTTGAATTGTTTAAATAATACTCTTTTTCATGATTGATGAGATTCTTTAGCTCTTTCTGTTTTTTTTTCAGCAAATCCTTCGTATCCATATATTCATCAATACTCTTTTTGACACCCTTCAACATTTCTTTCAGTTGACCAATTTCTTCTCTTAGTTTAGGAATTATTTCGGTTTGGTTTTTAGCGAATTGGACCACGAATTCGGAATGTTTTTCATCGATCGTTTTGGCCGATTTCATTCTATATAGCAAAAAAGCAGGGGTTTGTTTATACCTTTTACGTGTTTTTATGCGTTTTTCATTTACTGCAACATGTTGTTCGTTCCTATTGTAATTATATTGTTTCGTATAAAATACACTATTTTTAACCGTCCACAAATTATATGCAGTCACTGGAAGAAGTTCAAGTGAGAAAGAAAAACTTCCAAAAAATGCTTATCATAACAAATGCTATAGAAAAGGGTTGGTCTGTCAAAAAGGTTGGTTCGGCTTATGTCTTTTGCAAAAAAACAGAGAACAAAAGGGAGATTTTTCGTGCCGATTATTTGGACCGGTTCATTGATTCAAATTTAGATATCAATCTGCTGCTTCAATAGCGGGGCTTCCGACATATATTGAAATAAATCCTTTATGACTCTCCTCAGCGAAATCTTCGTCGGAATTTCTTGCTGACTCCTTTATGGACGACCTCTTTATCTTGACGACTTCCCTCGGGTCAATATCATTAAACTGGACTTTCGTATTCAAATAGGCCGAAAAGAAAATATTGTCATCGGTGTGAATAATAGTAAGAACATTGGATAGTTTAGAAATCATAAATAGAATGTTTGTGACAAAGTTCAATAAGGTCTGATTCCCTAAACTCCTTGGGTAAATAATATTCCAACTGAATATAGTGTTTATGACGAAAACCGTTCCTGCAAAATAACTACTATATTGGTAGTGCTGGTCCACTTGATAGAGTTGTTGTTTTTTGTATTCTGGGAATATTTCTATTCTTTGCCCGACTGCCCCGTTGTCAGTTGAAATGGTAGGATTCACCTCCAGAAGTTTGATGAGTTTTTCTTCGCGCCGAATTTCTGTCATATACATCAGAATAAACGAAGCAACGGTTATATAATTCAAAATGAACCCGATTTTATAGTTTTGGTCGGTTTCATTCAGGTTCTCTGTTAATGAACATATATCACGATTACATTGTTGTGGAATAAAAAGAAGGAGAAGCGAAGAAACCATCACACGATAGAGTTCTAAGGATACACTTACGGCCATATTCGTTTTTTGTTGAAAGTCTTGATTGGTAATCGTGTCATAAAGGAGTTGATAGAATGTTTTTGGTATATAGGTTATTTGGTCCATTTATAGTAGGGGGACATCTTATGCGTTGCAAAATTTGTGGAAAATCGGGCCACTTTGCGAAAGATTGTAAAGAATGCCAAGAAGAGATTATTTGGTATTGTGAATATTGTGATAAAGAATTCACGGACGAAAAAAGTGCAATTATCATGTAAGGAATTGTAAATATAATGATGAGGACGATGATGAAGATGATATTGTTATATGTTTCAAGTGCAGCAGAGAGAGTCATTATGCTAATACATGTTATGCATCAAAAAATGTAAAAGGGTATTATATATAATTATACCAGTGAAGATTTAATACAAAATTGGCTTTTGCCAATTTTGTATCAAATCGTTACTGATATCCGACCCTTGAGAAATTAAAATGTACTACGAAGTGCCATTTTAATTCTTCAAGGGTTTAAACAGAGAAGGTTGCTTATTTTGTCATAAAGGGTTATTCTTTATGACTCAATCGTTAAATCTTTTTAGGGACCAATTTTACACCTTTTACACCTTTTAACATTTCAAATGCCGACCCCTTGGGGTCGGCATCTTTGAATGTTATTAGGTAACTGTTACTTTTCACTGATAAATCGCCTTTATATATCAATAATTCTGCCCTTCAGGCAGAATTATCATATATAATCGGCGTTTGAAAGGTGAAAAGGTGTAACATTTCAAATGCCGACCCCTCCCCGCCCTCTATGCCCCCTTTGGGGGCTATAGGGCTCTTCGGGTCGGTATCTTTGAATGTTATTAGGTAACTGTTACTTTTCACCGATAAATCGCCTTTTAT